TACTAATTTATTTTTAATTTTAGGAGGTTCCATTCCTACAGATTCTATTTCTCTTAGAATTTTATATGCGAAATCTTCACAAACAATATTAGAATGACCTAGTGTAAATAGATGATCCCCAATAATTTGGATAACTTCAGATCTTTTCATTATTTAATTCCTATAGTTATATTGACAAAGGACAGTAACCAGAATATTAAACTATAATACCCATATCCAACTAATCCTAATATGTGAGCTGCTATTATGTAATCGTATCCTGTTATTTTCCAGTTTCCACCAAACATACTACTTCTCCTGACTCAGATAAGCCTGTTGAATTTGCAGTTCTTTCTCAGCTTCTTCCAGTTTTACCAATAACTTAGCGTCATATTCTTTTACAAGAACTGAAGTTAAAGTATTAATACGTTTCTGTAACTTTACAATTAGCAGCTCTCTCATTTTATGCTCCTTCCAAAATATTACGTTCTTTTTCTAAATCTCTATTTACAGCAGCATCTTGAGTAAACTTTTCTGGGTATCTCGCTTCTAACTTAGCAATATTCTTTTGCATAAGATCTCCCATATCTAACCCAAGTCTTTCACACATAAGTCCTTGATACCAGAATGCATCCCCGTTCTCTTCTCCCACATTTACTAGATCTAATTTTCCAGTAATAGCGGCTTTGGTAAGTGCTAACATCATTTCATTTGTCTCAGTAGCAATCCCAATAATATAATGAAGAAGCTGAGATAACTTTGGATCTTGCGCAATTTTATCTAAAAATACTGGATTTTCAAAATTCTTTAAAGCTGCGGAATGTTCTGCATCTACTTGAAATAATTTAATTGGATCAGCATTATAAGCTATTTTTTTCTTCATTAGGTCTAGCGTTCCTGTGGTTAACATGAAACCATATAGAGCTTTATGAACAGTATCCTTGTTTTCAACAAGTCTAGTTTGAAATCCAGAATAGTCTTCTACATCAGTACGTAACGCTTTCTGTTGGTATTCTTTAGTATTCATTAATTATCCTTATTTTTTGGGAAGTCTTTATTTAAAACCAATACTTTAACTTTAATCTTATTACCTTCTGTGGAAACCATTGCATGATCTTCTATAATCTTTTCAGCTAGTTGGAAAGCCTGATACTGTTTCAGGAAGTCAGCTTCAGAAGCGTTTAAATGCTTTTTAATGACACTGTTCTCAATCTCTAGTACTGATACGTATTTCTGAATCCAGTAGTCTAATGCCAGCTTACGAGCCTCTAAAGCATCTTTCTGGGAGATTCCTTCAATAGCAATTATGGTACGTAATTCATCTAGCATTTACTTAAGTTCCGATAGGTAGTTATATTTATCTGTCACCTAACAGTGGGTTTTGTGATAGACGTAAAATAGTGTACTTTTTAATACACAATTAATCAAGCAGTATTTTAGTTATTTTCTCTAGGTGGGAGCCTACGTAATAATAATAGCAGTAAGTAGACGTAATTACTAAGGGATTCGTCATAATCCCCGTATTTTGTCTTTGTGTAGTTAATACATTTTGGGACAGCTTAAATAATACACAGAAAAAAAGATATAGAAGTCACTAAGAGGGTTCTTTGCTTAGATATATAGCATTAGCTACTTTTTCATCACATCAAACCATCAGTTGGTTACTTTCAAACTCTAGATTCATACCTCAACTAAGTTCCCTAAAATAATTACATCTAAGCTTAGGGTCTGGACATCGAACAAAAGACAGCTAATAGTTGAGTAGCAATTTCCAGATATATATTCAGAATATCTACTTTTAGTACTTCCCTCTATCGCTGTTCCGATAAGTACTAATTTGGAATCCTATCTCAAGATTTGCTGCCACCTATAAAAAGTAACAGCTCATCAAGAAATGGTCTGGTAGTTCTGAAAGTTAGGTTATAGGCAACTTCCAAAATCCTTAATTGATGCTCCAGACTATAAAGCATCACTCTAAGTCTACCACTAAGATTTAAAATAATCAAGAAATATGTTGACACTAATTAAATAAAACAGTAAAATATAGAGTATTTGATAAGTTTCAATAACTTAGTATTTATACATCTGTATTAAACGAACATATCGCTCTATATTATAGAGAACATCGGAGAAATCAATGGAAACACTTAAGAAAGAACATTCACTAGCTATTTTTATTGGATACGTAATTCTAGTAAACCTTAGACCAAATAGTATTATCTTAGATGGTATCGTACTAGCATCTCTATTTGGGTATGTCCTATTTGATAAATGGTTAAAGTTTAAGACTCTACCAGATATAAGAGGTGAGGTAGAAGCTCAGATTGCAAAACAGAAGTCTGATATTGAAAAAGTTCTTGTTTCGCAAAATAACCGTATCGTAGAACTCGAAGCTCAAATTAAAGAAGCTAACAGTTCAGTAAATAAAGTAATCAATATGAAAAACTTGAATACTGCTTCATCGGTTAGATTCTAATGGTACGTTGGTATCATCCGAAGAGAAATGATTACTACTACCAATCTAGTAAGAATATTCTAGGGTTTTTTCTTACACTTGCTGGTAAGAGATTAAGTGAAGTAATCAGTTACGAGTCTGAGGAAGAGGCTAGAAGAGATGGATGGAAAAGTAATGAGTAGGGTAACTAAAGAAAATAAACCCGGATTAGATAAGTACAGCTTCGATCTGGAAGGTAAAGAAGAACCGAAGGAATCGGATAAAGTTGACTATAAAGCTTTAGCTGAAGAGTTCCAGAGGCAGATATATTCGCTAGAAAAGATCATACGATCAAATGGATTGGAAGATCAGCTACCAGCTACAATGACTGATGAAGAGTTTATTTGTGTAAATGGAATAGATACAATCAAGATGCTAGTATTCAATAAGATCTTTACAAAAGATGATATTAATATGTTTGATGTACTTTATCGTAACTTGAATATTATCCGTGGAATCAAAGGTAGTAATCAAAAGAAAGAGAAACCGAAGTCTCATGCAGAACTTCTTCAGTTGGTTAAGAAACAATAATGACAAGAATGAAGTTTAAACCTGTTCAATCTGGTACTGTTGACGATGCTGAGACATTAGCAGCTAAACATGAACTTTGGAGAATGGGAGATTTAAGTTGGAAGCTAAAAGGTATTCAACATAAACTTCACGCAAGCAATACGAATCAAGAAACAGAATTGACCGTTAACTTAGTTGCAAGACGTTGCGGTAAGACCTTTACTAATTTAATTACCGCTCTTGAAGTTTTAATTCAACATGACTTTTCAATTATAAAATATGCTTGTCCTACTCAAAAAATGGTTAAGGATACTATTGTTCCACTACTTCGTTTGATAATGTCAGATGCTCCACCAGAATTTCAATTCGATAATTGCTGGAGTTCTGAGAATAGATTGACTATTGGGAACTCTTTTCTTTCAGTTGCAGGAACTGATAATAAGAACGTAGAGAACCTTCGTGGAGCATATGCTCATATTATTTTTGCTGATGAAGCTGGTTTTTGGGATGATTTATCTTATGCAGTAGATTCAGTTCTTTTACCGCAGTTGGACACAGTTGGAGGAAAGCTAATTATGACTTCTACTCCAAACTATTTTAATCCACGTCATGAATTTCATACACGATATGTATTCCCACAGGAAGCTGCTGGTAGATTACAGAAGTTTACAGTATACGACTCATCATTTGTTACTAAAGAAGAAATAGAAAATATAATTATCCCAAGATATGCTCATAGTGGTGGAGTAAATTCTCCACAATTTAGGTGCGAGTACTTAGTAGAGATTCCAAGAAGTTCTGAGACAACTATTGTTCCGAACTTTTACAAAAACAGAAAAGAAATTATAGTAGATGAAATGATATTACCTCCATTTGTGGATACATACGTATCTGGAGATATTGGAGTAAAGGATTTAACTGTTTATTTATTCGGATACTATGATTTTAAGACTGCTACTTTAAACATTATGGATGAATGGGTAATGAATGGTATGGAAATGACTACTACAGTTATTGCTGAAGCTATTCGTTTAAAAGAAGAAACTCATTTTACAGATTCGGAAGGTTTTGTACGTGAACCGTTGCGCAGAGTTATGGATAATAACTTAAATTTAATCATTGACTTAAATAAACTACATGGGTTAAACTTTATGGCTACCAAAAAAGATAATAAAGCTGCTGCAATCAATAATTTGAATATTATGGTAGATGAAGGTCGTATTAAGATACATTCACGCTGTAAAAATCTAATTTACCATATGGAAAACGCTCAATGGAAAAAGAATGCTATTGGAAAAGAGTTTGATCACCTTCCAGCGTCAATAGATGGTAGTTTATTAGAATCGCATGCCGATAGTGTAGACGCAATCAATTATTTGGTGCGTAATTTAGCACTTCACCATAATCCATATCCAGCAAATGTAGTACAAGTTTCGGAAAATCAACATCAAAGAACGTCAAACACACAAGAAGATACATCAACAAGCTTTATTAAAAGGCTATTAGGAAGAAAGAGGTAAATATGTCAAGTAATAAGTACTTTGCAGTAGACGATGCTGAAGAATGCGTCAGTTATTTAGAGAGCGCAGCTAAGAATTGGTACGATTCTATTCAAAGAAATAACTATTTAGAGAAAATGATACGCTCTTGGAGCTATTACTATGGTGATTTTTACGATGCAGCTCATGAAATTAGTTTTTCAGGTGAGTCTGGAGAGTTAGTTAATATGCCGATTGGACATTTTCGTAACATTGCGCAGCATATGCTTATCAATATTACGTCTACACGTCCTGCATTTCAATGTAGAGCTATCAATGATGACAGAAAGTCAATGATTCAAGCTACACTTGGTAACGGAATCTTGCAATATTATATGCGTGAGAAGCGTTATGAACGTAAATTAAAGAAAGCTACTGAGTATGCTATTGTTATGGGTACTGGATATATCCTCACTGAGTGGAATTCTACTAAAGGTGGAGTATCTGGAGAGCTTCCAATAGATGAATCTAAGATTTTTGGATACGATGAGAACGATAGACCGCTAGATGAGAACGGAGATGTTCTAGAACCTACTCCAATCTTTAGAGGTGATATCGAATCTAGAGTACTTTCGCCACTAGATGTAGTGTTCGACTTCACAAAAGACGATCCCGAAATGAATGATTGGTATTTAGTACGTATGTTCGCTAATAAGTTCGATTTAGCAGCAAAGTACCCAGAAATGAAGGATGAATTACTTGGAATTGAGACAAAAGGTTCAAATTCTAAGCGTGTTTGTTTAAGTCCTTACAATGAAACCACAGACATACCACTTTATGCGTTCTTTCACAAGTCAACTGAGTCTACTCCGAAAGGAAGATACATTTTATATGCAAATAGTGACGTTATCCTAGAGGATACAGGTCTTCCATACACTAATCTTCCGATTCAAAGGATAGCTCCAAGTGATATTTTAGGTTCATCGTTCGGATATACTCCATTATTTGATTTGCTTCCGATTCAAGATGCAATTAACAGCGTATACTCTACAGTATTGACTAACCATAATGCATTCGGTGTTCAAAATATCATAAACCCAATGGGAAATAACGTAAAATTCACACAAGTCAGTGATGGATTGAATTGGATTGAGTATGATAAAGAATTTGGAGCACCTGCACCATTACAATTAACTAAGTCGTCTCCAGAATCATTCAATTTGATCGGAATGCTTGAAAAAGTAATGGAAACAGTATCAGGAATTAACTCTGTAGCGAGAGGGAACCCAGAAGCTTCTCTTAAGTCGGGTACTGCACTAGCTTTAATCCAAGCACAAGCATTAAACTTCATGAGTGGACTACAACAAAGCTATATTCAGCTACTAGAAGACTCTGCTACGTTCATTATTGACCTATTAAAAGAGTTTGGAGATCAACCACGTACCGTTGCTATCGCTGGTATTACTAATATTCAGAAAATGAAAGAGTTTAACAACGATGATATCCAAAATATCTCTAGAGTAGCAGTAGATGTAGGTAATGCATTGATGTCTACAGGTGCTGGAAGATGGCAGGTAGCAGAAAATATGTCTCAAATGGGGCTAATAACGACTCCAGAACACTTTTTAGAGATACTAAATACGGGTAATTTATCTGTTGCAACTAAGGGAGTTACGGACGAATTAGACGTAATTAGAGCTGAAAATGAGGCTTTATTGTACGGTAGACCAGTAATTGCTATCTCAATTGATAAACATGCTATGCATATTAGAGAACACCGTGATGTTTTAAGTGATCCGAACTCAAGATTTGATACTGACCTAGTAGAACGTACATTAGCTCACATTATGGAACATATTACTCTAATGAGAGAAACAGATCCAGCATTGTTAGCAATATATGGTGAACAACCAGTAGGTCCAGCAGCAGGTAGTCCTCCAGCTCCGGCAGCAGCACCAAATGCAACATCAGGTGGAGCAATGCCAGAAACTATGCAGGAAGGTGAAATGCAACAACCTTCAGCAGTAGCAAAACCTGCACAGCCACCGGGACAATTTAAAGATATGCCGCAAACTCCAGAAGAGTTGATGGCGCAGCAAGCGAGGTAATTATGAAACAGAGAATAAGATATATCAAAAAAGATAATCAACTAATCTCAAAGAATGAAATTATATCTAAGCATGGTAGTAGATACATGGTCTATATTGACTTAGAAAAAAGGACATATATAATTAGAAATATGGTTTCAGCTAGACGTTACGAAGGTGGTGAGCATATAAATAATATGAACGTATTAAAGCGTACTATTAAAGCTCATTTAGAACATCTTGGTTGTGAGTTTGAAAAAGAAAGTAGATTGCGTACTTTTGGATTATGTCCAAAGGGG